CCACAACAAAGACGAAGACTATTGGAAGGGGATTGGAACTATCAACAAGAATCAGATAGTCTATTTGACTTTGATAGTATATCAGAAAGTGTATTCAAGAATGTTCCACAAGGAACGGACAAGAAGTATTTATCATTAGACGTATCAAGGTTTGGTAGTGATAGGTCCGTAGTAACGATTTGGGTGGGTAATACGGTCACAGAAATACTTGTCTATACCAAACTATCAACTACAGAATTATCGTCCGAAATAAAGACTTTAATACAGAAATACGGGATACATATTAATAATGTAATTGTGGATAGTGATGGCGTTGGAGGCGGTGTAGCGGATCAGTTAAAAGGATGTGTAAACTTTGTGAATAATTCCAAAGCGTTACATGACCAAAACTTCATCAATCTAAAATCTCAGTGTTATGTAAAACTATCTGAGATGTTTAAGGAAGGGAAGATAAGTTTAAACATATTGGACCCAACCATAGTAGATGACTTGACACAGGAATTATTAAGTGTTAAATTAAAAGACATAGATAAAGACAATAAAGTAGCAGTACAATCGAAAGATGAGATGAAAAAGATATTGGGTAAATCACCTGACTTATCGGATAGTCTTATGATGAAGATGTATTGGGAACTAAAAAATTTAAAATCAACAGGGCGTTACGCAATAGCCTTTGCATAAAATTATGGCAGTAGTAGAATTTAGTTTAAACGGTAAGGATTATGAATTACCTGATTATATATCAATTGGTGATTACGTTAAGATTTTTAAAATAAAAGATTTGTTTGAGGATGAGTATATGAAAGCAAAGGTGGTTAATCTAATTTCAGATTGTCCTATGGAAACATTATTGGAAGCGGAGAATCACAAAGTAGATTTCTTAGCCACATCAATCTTCGCCATGGTCCCAAGACCACCATACACATTCACAGATAGATTTAAATTGGATGGTGTTGAATATGGTTACTTACCATCATACAAAGAAATTACATTTGCAGAGTTTGTGGATTTGGATACTTTGTTGACAAAGAAACCAGAAGAGGTGATGGATTATCTACATATTATCACCGCCATAATGTATAGACCAATCGTAAGTGAAAAGTCTAAACACAATTATAAGATTGAAAAGTACAATCAAGACACATTAAATGATAGGGCGGAACTCTTCAAATCCAAACTTGATATTAGGTTCGCGTTAGGTGGACAGTTTTTTTTTATCAACTTCGGAAAGAGGTACTCGACTTATACCCAACTATCTTTGAAGAATCGGATAATGAAGGAATGGGAGAGTCTGAAGTTCATAGCAAGGAATTGGAAAACCCTATGGAAGTTAGCTTTGAAAAAAGATTCGGATGGTACGTTGTTATTAATAAAGTTACAGGAAACCGAATTGAAACACACAATGAAATCTTTAGTAAAAAAATCCTCGAAGTAATGAATCAACTGGTTTATCTGGTTGAGTATGACAAAGAACAGGAAAGACTTCATAAAAAAGCAATGAGAGGATTTTAATTTCAGCGCACAATTTCGAAATTTCTATATTTAATAATAAGGATATGTTAGACTATAAACAACTCGTAACTTATTTTAGTAGTATTGCTTACCACCATGAACAGATTAAATCGTTTGGGGTGGGAGATTTTACGCAACTTACTAACGATATAGATACAAAAAAGGAACCGAAGTACACCAGATTGTACCTATTACCTCAAAATGTTGAATTTAATCAAAACCACATACATTATAACTTCGCAGTTATGGTTTATGATAAGGTTGAAGATGATTTAACAAACTTAGATGAGGTATTAAGTGATACATTAGAAATAATTCAAGACGTTTGGACCGTATTTTGGCAGTCTTATACCTCACAACAAGGGGATTTTTCCAAGATAATAGTAGGTGATTGGGAACCAGATTGTCATCCATTCACTGAAAGATTTGAAACAGTATTAGGTGGATGGACGATGCACATTAAAATGTCCGCACCATTCGACTATAACTCATGTGATTTACCAATTACACCAGGTTTTAACTTCCCTCAAGACGAAAGTTTTTCAAGTTATTATCAAATATTACAAGATTGGAGGGCGTTTGCACAAGCACATAGACAACTTAGAAGTTTTGGATTCGGTGACATGTATCAGTTAACTAACGATATTGAATCGAAGGTTGAACCGAAGTACCCGAGAATCTATTTTACACCAGAAAAAAGTAGATTAAATCCAAATCATATGCATATAACTTGGAAGGTTACAGTATGTGATAAGATAGAAGAAGATTATTCAAATCAAATAGATGTATTATCGGATTGTTTGGAAATCTGTAAAGACTTTTATTCAAAAGCTTATTTATCTGATTACGAAGTTGAATGGGATGCAAATCTTGAACCTTGGTTAGAAGAAACAGAGTCAGTATTAGCAGGTTGGACGTTTACCATATCTATTCAACAGAAATTTGATTATAACCGATGTGTATTACCTATGTCAAACTTCTCCCCTAATTTAACATGGGAAGAATTGGATGAGTTATGGCGTAAAGTAAAAGAACAGTGGGATAATGTATAAACAAAAAACAAAATTTAATATAAATGGGTCAATTAAATAATCTATACGTTAGTAGTTCATATCAAGGTCTTTTAAAAATGACTGATAGTACTAATGGATTAACCAATACTTTACAAACAGTTCAAACTGGTGATGGTGATAATTCCCCATTACAAATGAGTTTAACAGAAGTTAATATCTCAGGAAGTTTTTCTGTTAATGGAATTATTATAACTGGTGCAACATCAGGAACATCAGGTACTTCAGGACAAAATGGTTCTTCAGGAACAAGTGGAACTTCAGGTTCGTCTGGTTCAAGTGGAACAGGTTTTAATTACTTGGGTTCTTGGGATAATACCGTTTCATATAACACAAACGATGTTATAACATATAATGGACAAACATATGTATCTCTTCAAAACGGGAATTTAAATAAACAACCATCAGTTCAACCTGCTTGGTGGACCGTATTTAGTGCAGCAGGTTCTTCAGGAACAAGTGGTACATCAGGAACTTCTGGTTCGTCTGGTTCATCAGGTACCTCAGGAAGTAGTGGTAGTAGTGGAACAAGTGGGTCTTCAGGAAGTAGTGGAACGTCAGGTTCAAGTGGAAGTAATGGTTCTTCAGGTACTAGTGGGTCTTCAGGAAGTAGTGGAACGTCAGGTTCTAATGGTTCTAGTGGTTCATCAGGTACTAGTGGAAGTAGTGGTTCGTCAGGTACGAGTGGGACATCAGGAAGTTCTGGTACATCTGGAACTAGTGGTGGAACAGGTTCTTCAGGTACAAGTGGTACGTCAGGAACCAGTGGTGATTCAATCTTTGCTTTAACAGGTTCAGTTTGGAACACAACAAGGGATATTGGTGTAACTGGTTCTGTATATGTTGATGGCAATTTATATAACTTATCATTAAATACATCGGTTCAACCATCAACTTATTTAACAAGTTCACAAGCGGGACAAGTTAATATTATTAAAGGTTGGAATGAAAACCCAACAGCAGGTGGTGCAGGTGCTTTATTAGCAAACTATACAGGTTCATTAAGAATTACTGGTAGTAATAACATCGTATCTATGCCTCAAATTAGGGCCACAGGTGTAGGTGGTGGTGCCGATATGACAGGATATATTTCAGGTTCAGATAATACAATTGCGTCAAACGCTTCAGGTATATATTTGAATACAGGTTCATTATTATTTCCAAAATTAACAAACAATTTTGTTGGTGCAAACTCAGCAATCTTAATGAACTTCACCACATCCTCTTTAACGGCAGGTCATCCTAATATAACAAATAATACGTTATATGCAGGTAATATTACTATCAATAGTAATAGTGGTTCAATTGCAAACATATCAGCAAATTTATTAAATGGAGGTGGTATTACATCAACACAAAATTTTGTAACAAATAATAAACCATCATTTTCAACTAATTTAATAGGGGGATCAATTACTGTGAACCATATTAGTAGTTCTGTATCACTTAATACAAACTGGACTAATTCACCATTAACTATTAATAACCATATGAGTGGTTCTGGTTTATCAATTGGAAACTCAGTAAACTTTAATAACAATTTAATTGTTGGTGGTAATAGTGCTACAGGACCTGTTATTTATATTTCTGGTTCACAAAATAGTGGTGCTGCCAGAGCGTTTGTTAATAACTTATTAGGTGGTAATAACTTAGTTGTATCATCATCATTCGTTTCTTCATCAAACGCAAACTTGGTGTCAACAATTGTTTATGGTAGTAGTTTAGCAGTTTCTGGTTCACATACGTCAACTACAACAGGTGGTTCGGCTTTCTTTGGTAGATTTAACGCAACGGGTTCTAATCAGGAAGATGCCCAATCAGTAGTGTTTGCGGTGGGAACAGGTACAGCAGCAGGTTCAAGAAGAACAGGTTTATTAATTGATTCAGGTTCAAATTTAACTATATCAGGTTCATTAAATCAAAGTGGTTCTTTAGTTGATATAAAATCACCAAACGTTTATCTATCAAGTTCAGTAAACATAAGTGGTTCATTAAATGTAAATGGTAATCAAAATATATCAGGTTCATTAATTGTATCAGGTAACTATGTTGCAACTGTATTAACTGCGGATGGAACTATCAATTCAAGAAGATTACATTTTAGTTCTAATCCATTTAATACAAACCCATCATCAAATTTAGGTGCAATAAGATTAAATGGTAATAATGATACATTCCAAATTACCAATTATGATACTGCGCAAATTACCACACAGTCATATATTGATATGAATGTTAATACAGGTAGTTTAACATCATATACACAAATTGGTGCAAAATATGCGGGAACTGATACATTTGTTAAAACATCTAATGTAAATGGTACAACAACTGTTGAAATATCTGGTAGTTTAGTTAAAGTAACTGGTAATACAACTTTAACAGGTTCATTAGCCGTTACAGGTAATATATCATTCGCATCAGGTTCAGATAAAACTATGGGAACATTTGTTCTTAATGGTGGAAACCCTGGTACGGCAACTGTATCAAATAGTTTAGTAACAGCAAATAGTTTAATATTCTTAACAAAACAAACAAACGCAAATAGTGGTAACGGAACAGTAAGTGTAACATCAAAAGGAACAGGAACATTTAGTGTAACATCAAACCATAACGGAGACGCAGATACTGTAGCTTACTTAATTATAAACCCATCATAATATGGATTTAGACGCTTTATCACCTATTATTGAAGAAATTGTAAAAAAAAGTTTATCAGACAAAGTCTATATCTATGGACGTTATCAGAAAGATAAAACAAATAGAGTGGCGTCTGGTACTTTACGTAATAGTGTTAAAGCAAAAGTTCAACCAAATAAACAAGGAATACAAGTAATTCAATTACAGGCGTTAGGTAAACCTATGATTAATACATACGCATATTGGTTGATTAATGATAGAGGACCAGGGAATGTAGCAAAAGGTGTAATTGAAGAATGGATTATGAATAAAAAGAGTTTTAGGATAAGGGATATGAAGACAGGTCAATACCTTCCTAAAAACGAAAAAAATATAAAAAGAGTTGCTTACGTTATTAGACGTAGCATGAAAGCGTTTGGGTTCTACAATCAACCAAAAAATTTTTGGGAAATATCGGTAGATAAAATTTTTAATGATCCAAGAATAACACAGATACTTTTTGATGCAGGATATGAAACATTAGAAAAAGGATATGAGGATTTAATAAAATCAATAGAAGGAATATAATATGACAACATTTGGATATCAATCGTTATATAGTAACGGATTAAATAGTAACACACAACTACGTAGAAGTACAGACATGGTTTACCAAAGAGGTGGAACATATGAAGTAGTATTAACTGGTGATACATATGTGTCATCAATGAGACTTAATGTGGATTTATACAAAGAGGAAGATGTGGTTGGACGTATGTCTGTTATTCCATATAATGTTTCACAAAGTGGTGCAACATTCACATACAGATTCAACATAAGACCATATGATTATATGTCGAATTATGTTAAAGCCCAACATTACGAATATTATTGGTTAAACGATTTCTATTCAACTACAGAACAAATCAACTGGAATAATCCATATCCGAATTCAGTTCAAGTAAGTTTTAGATATGGTTACACATACATTAGTGGTAATACAACTGTTAATGAATATGTGACCATTCCAACCAATCAATATTTCCATTACACAGATATTCCTGAATGTATTAATGATACGTCATTTGTACCATCAGGATTTACAAATACTGGTGATAAGTTTGATTATGTTGGTGGTATATTTCAATTTGATGAAAGATTTTATTTACCAAACTACGACCAAGAAGTTGGAACAGTTGTTGGTACAGGAATGACAATCAACACAGTTGACATATACAGAAGATTATCACCGATGTCACAATTTTTAATGGATTATCCATCGGTTCCAGAACAATCAGAAACATCAAGATTTTTAACGGAAGCCCCAAGGATTCAATATGTACAATCTGACGATAATTACGTATTATATTATTTAAACGGACAAACAGGGGATAGACAAGTGATTGAAGCAGATTATGCGGTCTTTGAATTTTATGATGAGAACAATAATCAAATAGATTATTTTGACCAACAATTAAATTTTGTAAACACAACATACGCTTCACCAACAGGATATACGGATACATTACAGATATTCAGTTTACCATGTGGTCCATCAGATGTTTCAAATATATTTGCAACAATTGATTGGAGTACAGTAGCATACTACAGAGTACAATTATTCTATTCATTCCCAACATGGAGTGAATCAAGAAACTCAGTTGGACCTGTAGGACCAGTATCTGAAGCGTTCTACTTCTATTTGTACGATAACTGTTTACCTGAAAATACAAGAGTAGTGTGGTTGAATAGTAGAGGAGGATATGATTATTATACTTTCCAATCTTATAAACAAGAAACAAGTAAAATATCAACTCAATCGTATGACAGTAGATATTATGCAACTGATTTACAAACACCTGACAGAGATTGGGGTCGTTCAGTTAAAACATTTGCAACAGATGTGAACCAAGAAATCGTTTTAGAAACAGATTATATCAATATACCTGTGTCTGATTGGTTACAAGGATTATTTACATCACCACAAGTTTATATAATGAAACCAGATTTCGTATCACCATTAGATAAACAAAACAAAGTCTACAAAGACTTAAGACCATACCAAGTTATTTCAACAGAGGTTGATACGTTAACTAAAAAACATAAAAAGTTGAACAAATATAGAATAACATTAAAGTCAGCGCAGACAACTTTTGTAAATAGAGGTTTCTAATATGTCACAACAACAAACCGTACTTAGAGTACAAACAAATATACCAGGTTCAATTAGTGGTCAAACTGAATATCAAGTCTTAGACATATATTCAAGTATCCCACTATCGATTAATAAATCCTTTGCAGAATTGGGTGATATTGGAAAAAGAAATTCAGATTTTTCTGTAGGAGTTTTATTGCCAGGTTCAAAAACAAACAATTCATTTTTTGAAAGTTACTTTAATGTAGATAGTCAGTCATTATATTTTGATCCGACTAAACGAGTTCCTTGTTGGGTTCTAATCAACGATGAACCTTTCTTTACAGGATTCATGAAGTTGAATAAAGTTAACGTCTTAAACTCAAAGATTGAGTACGATGTGACTTTGTTTTCAACTGTCGCAGACTTGTATGGTACGATGGGTAACAATTTATTAAAAGATTTACCTTTCGAAGGAATAAATGGTGAATTAGTTTTCAATCATACTTTTAATTTAAATAACGTAACAAGTGGATTTGATTATACCAACTTTTCATTATCGGGTGAAACACCTAATATGTACTTTTACCCAATTGTACATAATGGATACAATTATACAGGGGATACAGTTAATTTCAGTGGTGGTACTATTGTAGAAAGAAGTAGATTATTTACTTCAACATCACCATTAGGTTCTTATGCTTCATTATCAGCAGCATATTCCGCAGGTGTTCAACAATATAGATTAAACTCACCAACACAAGGACCATATGACAACCAATTAAAACCTGGTTTAAGTATGTGGGGTTTATTACAATTAATGTTTAAAAGTTATGGATATAGAATCACATCTGATTTCTTTAATACTCCATGGATGAAAACATTATATCTATATGGATTTTATAGTTCAGATAATACAAAATTTTCATGGACCATATATGAAATTCCTGTTTTACCACCAGAAGGTGTTGAAATTATATTTGTTCAAGATGGAAGTAAAGCTTATGCAGTTGTTTGTAAATTAGGAACAGGTGTTCCATGTTATTGTTCAACAGATATTAATGTTTCATTTGAAATATATGACCCGTATGGTGAATATTATTATTATCAAGACGAAGTAATTCCATCAGGTATATCTGGTAAAACATTAACTGATACATACGATGTTGTTGGTGGTACTGCAGATGTAACAGTATCGCCAGGTCCTTTAAGTTACCTACCAAAACCAGTTGGAAGTAGTGTTCAATTCGTTGATGGTGACTTTGTGGATTTTAGTTTGGTTATTGATCAAAATATAAAACAGATTGATATATTATCATCAATTGCAAAGAAATTTAATTTAATATTAATCCCTGATCCAAATGACCCAACCAATATCCGTATTGAACCATATGATTTCTTTATTGGAACAGGTGTGGTACATAATTGGTCAGATAAAATTAGTTTTGATAAAGGATTCACAGTTCAACCTGCGTTAGATTTTATTGAAAGTCAAATCATATTCACAGACGCAGAAGATAATGACGAAGGAAATAAGTTATTTAAAACAAATGTTAATAGAACATATGGTGTTAACAACTACTATGGTCCAACAAGTTTTAAATCAAACGAAAAAAAGATTCAAACCATATTTGGTCCTGAGTTAATTCGTCAGTGGGATACAGCAGGTACAGCCCCAAACGCCAATATAAACTTACCATTAGGTATTAATTATGTTGGTTCAAGTTCAGAACAACCTTCAGGTAACTCAACAAAAGTTACTTGGACATATAAAGGAGTTAAAACAAAACCAAAATTATTTTGGTGGTTAGGTTGTTTCAATCCATTCTTAGATATTGTGGGTGAAACATATGATGCTTCAAAAGCTTATAAAACATATTTGACTTTTATATCTAACTCATCAGGTTCAACATATAATCAATTTGACCGTATCCCTGTAATTTCACATACGATGCCGATGGGTTTATCTGACGCAGATAAGATTAATAATGATAGTCAGTGTATTTTATTTAATTCGGAATTACCTACAGATATAATTGGTGTTCAAACATTTAACACCTACACAGAAAACGACGCTTATACAACATTCTATCAAAATAGAGTGACAAATATATATAATCCAAATACCAGAGTATTGACTGGTAATTTTGATTTAAGTTATTCAGACTTAAAGAACTTTAGTCCTGAAGATTTGATTAAGATTAACGAACAATACTTTGTGGTATCAAAGATTGAAGGATTTAATCTTACCAACAGAGAATTAACTAAGGTAGAATTAATCCAATTTAACGGTGCGGTTAAACAATATCCAACAAGATACTTTATGTATGACTATTGTGATGGATTGAATGACTGTACATTTAAATTTAAAACAGATTTCACTAACCCAAGTATTTTAGATACTAATTTCGGTTGGTCAATATATTATGATCATAGTGTTGGTTCTTTAGTTGGACAAACTACAGGATTCACTTCAACATTTAAGTATATCCAAGGAAGTACAACTGTTTATTGTCCATACAATATGTATGAAGTAGATGAAGACACTTATAATTCAACTGGTTCAGATTGGACAAACGATACGTTGAGGAATAATATTTATTCACAACCGTATGGTCCTTTCCAATTTAACATGCCAACGTTTTGGATAAGTTCTGATTCACAAAGACAAGGAACTAACTTATTTAATAATTGTGATGAGTTTTATACAACAGCAACAACTTGGGGTATAACAACAGGTTCATCTATTTACTTTGGTCAGTGTATACAAAATACACCGACTCCGACTCCTACTAAAACACCAACAGGAACACCAACTCCTACGCCTACTCAAACAATAGGTGCAACACCGACTGGTACTCCAACTCCTACACCAACAAATACGGTGACTCCTACTAATACGGGTACACCAGGTGCTACGCCAACAAATACACCAACTCCAACTCAGACACCGACACAAACAACACTTCCAATTTATACAATAAATTTAGGATTTGATGCGAGTGACCCTTATCAAGCTTGTTACAATTATGGAGTATTTGATAGGGTAACAGTTTATAGTTTAACACCATTTGCTTCATTAACAAATGGTTCAGCAATTTATAGTGATTATGGATTAACAACACCAGCAACAAATGGTAGATATTCAAATGGAACTAATTGGTGGGTATCTGTAAGTGGTTCATTATATGGTGAATCATCATGTACTCCTCCAACTCCAACCGCAACACCAACTCCATCATTACCTCCTGTAGGTGTGGGAATTTATAGTGGTGCAACATTTAGTAGTGCAGCTTTAGCTTGTGCGGATACTAACTATCCAAATGGTACGGTTTATATTGGACCTGGTGACACTTTATCTAATGGTGATATACTTTATACCAATATTGGATTAACTACGACATTTGTGGGTAATGACAACTATTATAGAATATATTTCAGTGGTAGTTTCTATGCTGCTACAATTAGTGGTGGAGGTTATGTATCGAATTTAACATTATGTAGTTCAATTACACCAACTCCAACAGTTACACCAACTCAAACACCAACTCCATCAGGTATATCATATCAATTATATACAGCGGATAGATATGAATGTGAAAGTCCAACAGGACCATGTAGTTATGTAGAAACAATCCAAATTGCAAACCCTGTAGTTATGATTGGTGGTAAGTTCTATTTTGACAATATTAATGGTTACATATTAAATGTGGCAGGTACTGGAACAGGTGGACCTTACTTATATACTGATTGTAGTGGATTGGGAACAAATAACTGTAGTTCACTTTGTGGATTGTAAAATTTGAGGTAACGAAACTGAAAAAAATATATTTAATAGTATGAGAGGTTCATTATTGGTGTCATTTTTAGATTATGATTGGTTCGGTGGTGACTATATGGATATTTTTGTTAATGGAATTTTACAGAAAAAAATATACAATAGTACGAATAAATTATATTCAGTTCCTGTTAATACTGGGGATTATATTACATTAGTTTTTAATACATTACATTCAGCTTCAGGAATTTTAAGTTTAGTTAGAAGGGATTATACAACTGATGATGTTAGTGGAAATAATGGAATTGTTGATACGTCAATAATATCAAATCAATATTTTTCAACATATAGTTTTACAATTTCAACAACATCATTATCTTATGGATATGAATATAGGGCGGATATTGATTCAATACCAGTTTCACCAACTCCAACAGTAACTCCAACAAATACAGCTACTCCAACAGTTACGCCTACTAATACACAAACTCCAACTCCGACTCAAACACCAACAAATACACAAACTCCAACTGTAACTCCTACAATTACACCAACTAATACGTTAACACCAACAAATACAACTACTCCAACTATGACTCCAACACCAACTTCATCATCACAACCTACAACATTTAATGTACATATTTCTTCAACAGGTGCGCCGTCAACCGATGAAAGACAATATTCACCTCAATTATATTATAAAACAAATAATACAGGTTCAACAGTTAATATTTTTACACCATTATCTATTCCATTTACAGGTAATACAAGTCAAACTAAAACTGTAACTTCTTATGTAACTGTCCCAAGTAATATTACAAATTTAAATATTGCAGTTGGTGATACAGATATAAATTGTGGATGTGGACCTTGTTATCATACAGGTTTTACTTATACAATATATGTTAATGGTAATTTTATAAATACATATAATGATACCGATTTAGGTAAACAAATTATATGTGGAAGTGCGTCATATGGACCTACATTAATTCCTAAATTTAATTATAATTTAAATGATATTGTTGACATATATATAAGCGATACTATAATATATCCATCAACTTATTATACATTTACTGGTTGTGGAACGGGGACTACTGCAACAAACGCTTGTTCAGATAGAACAAATAATAGAACATTATATTCAAATGTTAGTACAATTGGAATAAATAATTTTAGTATGTTTTATCCAAATAATTCTGGAGGTAGTTATTTATATTCACCTTCAAATACTGTAAAATTATATATCGCTACAAATTCAGGAAATGTTTATCAAATGGGGCGCGTATTTAGTGCGGGTGTAATAAGTAGTGGTACATGTTAATTAAATATTTAAGATTATGAGTAGAAAATATATAAAACAGATAGATAGTAAAAATTTCGTATATCCGAACTATACATTAGCGGAATATGATACGGAAATTATACATGACATTAATAATAATGGGGTTACTGGTACAATTAGTAATTTAACAGGTGTGTTTACAGGAACAACTATAACCATATCATTTGATTATACTTGGGCTTTAAATAACGCAGAACCATTTATTAACGATACAAATAATATTAATATACTATCTGTTCACATGATGGACCCATCACAAAGGTTCTATAAACCATTTGCGTTGATTGAGTATTATTCAATTGCAACAGGTAGTACAACTTATAGTGGTAGTACATCAATAACAGTTAGTCCATCAGATGTTGGATTGACAAGTTTCAGTAATGGTAACTTTAATTTTGAATTCAGATTTATTGGACACAGAAGTGTTTATCCAATATGTGCGACAGTTTCATTAACGGGACCAATACCAACTCCAAGTCCAACACCGACTCCGAGTTCAACACCATCATCACCAACCCCAACTCCTACACCGACATCTGTTGGTTCTTATACAAGTGGGGCAACAATTAACGTAACAGATCCTGGTTATATCAAATATACATCATTAACTGGTGGAACATCAACTTATGAGTTTATAAGTTCAACTGGTTCACATGTAATTAATGGAGGTGGTTGTGTTATTTGTAGTACAATATTACCAGGTTTCCCATTCGCGGATGTGGCAGCCTTTACGATAACAAACTGTGGAACAACTTGTGGTGGAATAAGTCCAACCCCAACACCAACCGTATCATCAACACCAGGTTCAAACGGATATTACATTATGCTTGATTGTCAAACATATGAAACCAAATATTCTCAGTTATTACCTGATGGAACATTTAACAGTGGTGATAGAGTAATGGGAAGTTATGGATATTATTATACAATTACAGGATTTACACCATCATACCAACCAATAACATACACAGTAACCGCAACAGGTTTCTACGGATGTCCTTAAAATACAATTAGAATATGGCAACAAAAGATATAAATTTTGATATAAAGGTTAATGGTAAACAATTAGATTTAGCTAAGATTTCGTTTAAGGACTTTGATAAGGTTATTAAACAAGCTAAGACTGATTTACAAGCCTTACCTTTAAATGACCCAAGATATAAGGTTTTATCCAATGAAATTAAGACTGCGGATAAAGCTTGGAAAGATGCAAGAAAATCTGTTCAAGGGTTTAATGATGATATAGAAGATGGTGAGGGTAAAGTAAAATCTTACAGAACCCAAATCAGAGAATTAGAAAAGGCGAATGTGGCCTTAGCAGAATCTGGTCAGAAAGCAAGTCAAGCATATAAAGATAATGAGGCGCAAATTATTTCTTTAAGAGAAAAACAAGAAGAGATGCAAAGAAGTACTCAAAAACTTGATGATGCTTTGAGTAATATTCCTGGTCCAATTGGTAAAATTGGACAATCTATGCAATCTTTAGAAAGTATAACTGGTAGTGCAAAATCTGCGATAGGTAGTTTGACAGAAATGTTTCCTGCTTTACAAAACGCAATTGTAGCGTCAGGTATTGGTGCTTTAGTATTAATATTAGGTGTTGTTGTGGCGGCAGTTATGAGGGCAGCAAAATCATTTAAACCACTTCAAGATGCGTTTGCAAGTATTGGTGATGCGGTTAGTGCTTTATTTGATGCTTTAAAACCCCTTACTGATTTCATATTAGGTGTTTTTGTTAAAGCAATTGAAGTTGTTGCGGTAGTATTAGGAAGTTTAGCCCAAGCTTTTGGTACAACCAGTAAAGGTATGGCCCAAATGTCATTAGATTTAGAAAGACAGATTAAAAAACAAGAATCATTATTAAGTGGATATGGTTCATTTTTATCCAAAAATTACACAGAATTAATAAATCTTCAATTAGATTATAACAAAAAGAAAAAAGAATTACTTGATGATGATTCTAAAACAACTGAACAAAAACAAAAAGAATTATTTAATTTACAATTAACTCAAAGGGCAGCTTTAAGAGATTTAAAAAACGCCCAAGGAAAAGAATTCAGAGATATTGATAATGAATTAGAAAATCAAAAACAAGTTGCAACAATTGCAGGATATAAAAATGAAAGGGAAGCTGCAAGGGCCAATGCGCATGAAACTGATCAAGATAGAATTAGACAAGCCGCAAGTGAAATGAAATTTTATAACGGTAGAATTGTCACTAAAATGGTACTTATAAAAGAATTAAAAAAGATTAATGCAGTTGGTAATAAAGATACAATTGAAGCGCTTGAGGCATCTATAGATGAAGAAAAGAAAAGAAGAGATTATGCAAACAAAAAAGCAATAAGTCAAAATTTATTAACAAAAGCTGAATTAAGTAAACAAGAAAAAGAATGGAACAGAGAAGATATTAAATTAATTAATCAGTTCCAACTTGATAAAATGACCGCAATTGCAGAAGGTCTTAAAGATGAAGAAGCAAAAAATCTACAAAACGCAACTATTGCAATTGCAAGATTAAAAGAACAACATAGAGTTGAACTTGATGAAATTAAACGTCAACAAGGTGAAAACTCTGAGGTTTATAGAAAGGCGAAAGAAAAACAAGCAGCTGAATTGGCCTTAGCATATGAAAACGAAAGAAAACAAGAACTTCAATATGCCGCTTGGATAATTCAACAAGAAATTGATAAGAATGATAGATTGGCCACAGAGGCAGGAAAGGCCAGTGAAGAATATTTTCAAGCAAGAAAAGATAAAATCAATTCTGAATTTGAAAAAGAAATGAAATTGGCGGATGGAAACGCAAACGCAATTGCAAACGCTAGAACAAAACAATATAAAGCAAGTCTTGATTTAGAAGTAGAAAGATTACAATCTAAAGAAAGTTTAATCCAAAAAGGATTGGATGGTGAATATGAAAATACTCAAGCCTTTTTCAACAAACAAAGAGATTTAGAAAACGCAAATTATGCAACACAACAAAAGGAATATCAACTAAATTTTGAAATGTTGGAAAACCTTAAAAAGGATCATGATAAGAAAATGGCGATGATTAACGCAAGTCAATTACAATATGCTTCTGATTACTTTACAAGAAGGGCTGACACCGAAAAGAAACATTATGGTGAAATGTTTAAAGACCTCAGATTGGCTGAGGATATGGCGTATGAAGCAAGAAAGAAAGCCGCAGGTGATAACGCCCAAGAACTTGAGTTAATTGAATTAGAACATGCCGCAAAATTAAAAGAAATTACCAACCAAGAAATTCAAGCGTATGCAAGTGTTGCAACCGCGATGGCGGATAGTTTTGCAAACGTAGCAAACGCCTTGGCCGCAGTCTATCAATTGGAAAGTGAAAATTCCAAGAAGACGATGGAGGAAAGAAAGGCGGCGTTTGAACAAAGTAAAAAGTATCAAAAGGCGGCAGCTTTATTATCGGCAGCCTCAGGTATTATTAACATATTAACTCAACCATCAACTTTACCATCACCATTTGACTGGATTGTTAAGATTGCAAACGCGGCAGCGTTAGGTATTATGACCGCAGTTCAAATTAAGAAGATTGATTCAACAGAATTTAACGGTGGTGGAGGATCAGGAAGTGGTTCAGGAAGTAGTGGTAATACATTAGGTAGAAACTATGGTGATGGTGGTTATATTGAAGGTCCAAGACATGCCCAAGGTGGTGTTCCAATTACCGCAGAAGGTGGTGAGGCGATAATGACAAGAGGTGCAGTTACGGCTTTCGCCCCGATGTTAAGTATGATGAACCAAATGGGTGGTGGAAAATCATTCGTTAATGGTATCGGAAAACCTTACTATGACAATCCAAAATCACAAAATGTTGCTGAGGAAAGCAAACCAATAATAATGAAAAGTTATGTAGTATCTAACGATATGAAAACTGAGATGGAAAAACAATCCCGTCTAAAAGATTTAAGTACACTATAATGGCAAAAAGTAAATCATCCACAGGTTCAGTAAAAATAACCTTTGGTAAAAGAAAAAGAGGAAAATATAAGAAGAGTTACGGTCCAAAATCTCAGAAACCTAAAAAGTATCTAGGTCAAGGTCGTTAAAAATATATTTATAGTTATGGTAAAGAAAGATAAAGTTTTTGAACTTAAAATACAGGAGGATGATGATATATCAGGTATTGATAGTATATCCCTTGTGGATGACCCCGCAATTGAAATCAATTGGGTTGCTTTTAACAAAGATAAAGAACATGATTTTACAATCCCTGATGGTGAAGATTTAAAATATTCCGAGTTAATCACACAGAAAGGACAATCCGAAGATGATTTAATTTCTGATGGTTGGGAAGTATTTTCAACTGAAGTTAACGGTAAAAAGAACTTTGTTTCGTCATCACCTAATGATAGTTCAATAGAAGATACTGCAGAATATTTGATTCGTTATAAGTATATCTTAAATCCTGAAGCACCAGGTGCCCCAATTAAAGAAACAACAAGAGAATTCTGTAAGGATTTGATTCTTAAGAACTATGTTTATAGAGTGGAAGATTTGGAAGCTATTACAAACGATTTAGGTTCTTCTGCTTTGGTATGGCGAGGTTCTTATAACTGTCGTCATATTTGGCAACAAATAACTTACCATCGTAAAATAGATGGGGTTGATGTAAAGATTACAAACAAAGCTTCAGTTAGAAAAGGAAGAGTTGATGGTGCAGAAAGTTTAGATGTTTTAGGTTATCCTCAACCAGATACAAGAGTTCCTGAATGGCCTTCATTTTCAAAACAAGACTATTTTGGACATAAAGTATCTTTTGACTATGATGGTACACTTTCAACAGAAGAAGGTCAGAAATTGGCTAAAAAGTTTATTGACGAGGGTGATACGGTTTATATCGTAACCGCAAGAAATAGAATGGACGCAGGTCCTGTTTATAGAGTCGCTGACTCATTAAAAATACCACATGATAGAGTTCACTTTACTGGTGGTAAATCAAAATTCCCAATCTTAAAAGAATTGGGCATACAAAAACATTATGATAACAATCCAGATGTTATTGACGAAATTAAAAAATCGTCTCAGACAATTCAAGGTATCAAATTTGACTATAACGTTGGTTCTATTGGGGGATATGTTGATCCAGGTATTAAGAAGAAAAAGAAAGGATTCGAAAAAAGTTTAGAAGATTCTGTTCTATTCAGTTACTTATATCCTCAACAATTTGCTGATAGTTACTCAGATTATCCTGATTCAGTTAAGAACAACGCAAAGGCGGTATTGAAATATGTAGAAGAAAACGGATGGGGTTCTTGTGGAACTGAGGTTGGAAAGGTTAGGGCTAATCAATTGGCTAACGGTGAATCAATATCTTTGGATACGGTAAAACGTATGTACAGTTATCTATCTCGTCATGAAGTTGATTTAGAAAGTTCAAAAGGATATGGTGACGGATGTGGTAAATTGATGTATGATAGTTGGGGAGGAAAGTCTGCTTTAAGTTGGGCTGAATCCAAAATTAATCAAGCTGAAAAGATGTCAACACAAAAGTTCGCAATTGACTCAGAAGAAAAAAGAATCATATTGGGACCTGCCATGATACCAGATTTAAACATCTTCAGAAGGGATGCTTTAGGAAATCCTTATTATGTATTTTTCAGTTCTGAAACAATTCGTATGATTGCTGAAAAGTATATGAAAAACAAGTTTATAGATAACAACGATCAGATGCATGATGGTAAAGCTGTCAAAGACGTATATGTTATTGAGTCTTGGATTAAGGAAGATGAGAACGATAAATCTGTAAAATATGGTTATGGTGAATTACCTGTAGGAACTTGGTTTGTATCGATGAAGGTAAACAATCCTGATATATGGGCTAAAGTAAAAGAAGGTATGTTAAACGGATTTTCGGTGAGTGGATTCTTTGAAGAAGTTAAATCTTTCACCAAAGAAGAAATGTTCTTATATAAAGTTGCTGAGATATTGAAAAATACAAAAGACTAAAAAAGGGTCCCAAATGGGACCCCTTTAATTTAAATAAATTCAAATTTTTTAACCATATCTAACTCTCTTTCAGATGCGGTTAGACAAGGTAATTTCATCCATATTTCATCTCTCATATAATCCATTACAATCATATCCATATCTTCACCAAAAGTACTACAATATGGTTCGGCACCATAACAATCAGGTGTCCAACCAAAAGTATCATATCTACCTGTACTTTTTTCTGTTACTAATACTTTAATAACAACTTCATTTTTTGTAGCTTCAAGTTTTAAAAGTGCTACATCATAATTCTTTTTAAATGTTTTAATCGTCATAACTGTTTTTGTTCAGATACGCTGTCCACCGATTTGTTTCCACAAAGTTACAAAGAATATTTCAAACCACCAAATTTTTTTTAAAAAAAGTTATCCACATTATTTTGGGTAGGATTGGCAATAATCATATATAATTATATTTATGTATAGAAATAAAAATAAAAATTTAATCAAAATTATGTCAAATTCTAAAAACGCAATATCTGAAATTAAGAAATTGATGACTCAATTTGGATTTTTGACTGAAGAAACCCCTTTACATTCTTTTAAATTACAGGATAATACCATTCTTCAAACTGCAAAGTTAGAAGCTGGTAATTCTATTTTTAAGATTAACGAAGCTTTTGAACAAGTGGCTTTGGAAGACGGAAAATTCAGTTTAGTTGAACACTTTGAAATTGAAGTGAAAGACGGAAAAATTGAATCAGTAAAAGAAATTTTTGTAGATGCAAAATTAGTAGATGGTACGGTGGTTAAAGTTGAAGGAGATTCATTAGTTGAAGGTGCTAAAGTTGTTGTTGTTCAAGACGACGCTGAAATACCTGCACCAGATGGAGTTCATGAACTTGAAGACGGTACTAAAATTGAAACTAAGGACGGTATTATTGCTAAGATTGAAGAGGTTGTAGACGATGTTGAAGACGGTGAAGTACCTGAATCACCAGAAGCTGAAAAACCTTTAGAACCATCCATCGCTATGGATGCTGAGTTTATGCAATTAGTTCAAGATTTCATTCACAAAGTAGGACAAAAAATGTCTGAAATGGAAGAACAAATGTCTAAATTGAACAGTGAATTTAGTTCATTCAAAAAAGAACCTGCAGCAAGAAAAGTGGCTGACGGTAAAACTGAAAACTTTAATAAACTAAATAATCTTGATGATGTTGATGCTAAAATTGCAAACATTATGTCATTAAGAAAAACATTAAAATAATTAAAAAAATTACATTATGAAAATTATGTCAAAACAAGAATTTTCTTACAACGTATCAAGTATTGGTGGTTACACTGATCAAGTTGGAGGAGAATTACTTTCAAAAGCGTTAATTGGTGCTACAACTCCAAAATACGTAAATGTACGTTTAGGTATCAAAGGAACTCAAGCGTTGAACTTATTAAATTCAACTGCATACTTCCAAGATGGTACTTGTGGATGGGACCCATCTGGTACAACAACTTTCTCTCAGACTAACATTACAACTTGTCCTGAGAAGTATAACGAAGCTTTATGTTACAAAGATTTGTATGATACATACCAATCAATGTTAATGGCACCAGGTCAAACATCTGAAACGGTACCGTTCGAACAACAAATAATGGATCTTAAAGTAAAACAAATCCAACAAAGAATTGAACAACAATTATGGCAGTCAACAACTGGTACTTCTTGTTTCAACGGATTCAAAACTTTAATTTCAACTGGTACAACTGGTGTTGCTAACTCAAGTGGTACAACATTTAGTTCATCTGCAACTTATGGTCAAGCAGGTAACCCAATCACAGAAGTTGATAAATTAATCAACGTATTAGATGACAACGCAATGAGTCGCGAAGATTTAGTTGTGTTTATGTCTTATGCAAACTTCAGATTGTATGTACAAGCTTTAACCAGAGCAAACTTCTTTGCAAACTACGTAGGTGGTACTGATATCACTGCAATGATGGAAGCAACTCATCCAAACACTAACGTTAAAATCGTTCCTACTATTGGTTTGAATGGTTCTAATCAAGTAGTAATTGGACCAAGAGAATATATGGTTGTAGGTTTTGACTTATTGTCTGACCATGAAGCGTTAAAAGCTTGGTATAGTGTTGACTTCGATGAATTAAGATTCCGCGCGAACTATAACTACGGAGTTACAATTGCAACTTTCGGTTCAACTGCATACTTTGCAACTAACAACTTAGCTTAATTTTATTAAGTATTATACACAAAAAACTGGTGGGTGAAAGTCCCACCAAATTTTAAAATAAACTAAAAAAAAAATTATACATATATGTCATGTTTCATTAGTTCAGGAGTAGCTTTAGGTTGTTCAGACGGAATTGGTGGTATTAAAAAAATATATATCGTTGGTGGTGGTGGTTCTGTAACAGGATACACTTATGATGCTGATGGTGCAATCACAGGTGCAACATCAACAACTGGTACAACTTTATATGGCTTTGAGTTGAAGAGAAATACTTCAAGCTTAGCACAAAATACTACTAAAAACTTCGAAAATGGTTCAATCTATTGGGAACAAGTTTTAACCGCTATTCTTTACAAATACGACCAAGATAAGAGAAACCAGTTAAAGGTTTTAGGTCAAAACGATAAATTACAGATTGTTGCAATTGACCAAAATGACGTTCAATATTTATTGGGTCAGGTTAATGGTATGTACTTAAGTGGAGGTTCTGCTGGTACAGGTACTGCATACGGTGATAGAAATGGCTTCGAGTTACAATTCTCAGGCCAGGAAAGTTCACCTGCAAACGTAATTGAAGGTGCTTTAGCGTCAGTATTTACGGGTGCTTCTATCGTTGGATAATAGAATCGTAAGTCTTAAAAGGACTGAATTTATATATCTAAATGAAAAAGAGAGGGATTATTCCCTCTTTTTTTATTATATCCCAATTCAAAACGAGAAATTATATATTTATGAATAGAAGAATATTATGTTATACTTAGAAAAATCACAAGAAAATACTTTAGTTCTTAATATTAATAACAATTCAAGAAGTACATTCAATACTTATGTGTTGGAATTTACCCATGTTATGAGTAAGGAAACTAAAACTTATACTATTGATTTAAACAATCCTTTAGTGTATTTTCAAAACATCAGATATTGTACTATCAAATTAGATTTAACGACAGATGATTTAAACTATTTGGGACAATATCAACTAATCATTTACGGAGACGGGACAGAAAGAATATTCACAGGTATGGTTGTGTTAGAAGGAACGGAGGAAAGTCATCCATTCACAGAATATATTTCAAATAACGAAGTAAATGAAAACTATATCTATATACAAGATTAATTATGAGTGAGAATTTAAAACCACAATTCAGAAGTATAAAATTTGATAAGGCGTCAGTTCCAGTATTTTCAGAAGTACTTTTACGATATCCTTATGTGTTTTATGGTGAGAACAATTTGTTACCTCAATACTTTATTGAATTGTTTGACAACTGTGCAATCCATAAATCAGTGATAATGTCCAAAGTAAATCAGATTATGGGTGATGGTGTTGTATCATTAAACAATCCTATGGCCACAGTTAATTTGATTAATCCATCAGAAAATGTTGAAGAGGTAATGAGAAAATGTGCTTTGGATTATATGTTATTTGGTGGATTTGCGTTAGAAATAATCAAAACAAAAGACGGTAAAGGTATTGCTGAAATCTATCATATAGACTTTTCAAGAGTACGTAGTGGTAAATTAAATGATGAAGACAAGGTAGAAACTTATTATTACTGTCCTGATTGGAAGTATGTTAAGAAATATCCACCAGTTGAAATCAAGGCCTTTAATATGAATGAAAAGGACCCACATCAGATTTACTATTATAAGAATTATATTCCTTCGATGTCTTACTATCCAATTCCTGACTGGTCTGCAGGTCAACGCGCAATTGAAATTGATGTTGAAATGAAGAATTTCCACATGAATAACTTACGTTCAGGAATGGTTCCAAGCCTCTGGATAAATTATAACAATGGAATTCCTGGCGAGGAAGAACAAAGAACATTAGTAAGGGCGTTAGAAGAACAATATTCAGGTTCTGACAACGCAGGTAGGGCGGTAATATCTTTCAACGAAAGTAAAGAATTGGCCCCTGAAATTACTCAAATTCCTCGTAACGATAACGACAATTATTATCAAGCTTTAAATGACGATATAACAAGAAATATATTGTCTGCCCACAGAGTTTCTTCTGCTGAACTATTTGGTATTGCAACCGCAGGTAAATTAGGTGGTGCTGACGAGATTACAGAACATTCTGAATATTTCCGTAAGATGGTTATTATGCCATATCAAAATCAGATGATTCCAGTCTTTAATAAATTGGTAAGTCTTAAATTTGAAAAACCAACAACATTTGAAATTAAACCATTAAGTCTATTCTTAACAGGTGATGTCAAAGAAAATCCAACAGTGGATGATAAACCAGTAACTCCAACATTAGTTTAATATGGGTGTATTATTAATATCAGAGGTAAAACTGAAAAATTTTACCAATATCAATAAAAACGTAGATATGGATGTTCTTAAAGCTGAAGTACAGATAGCCCAAGATTTGGACCTCCAAACTATTATTGGTACTAAGTTCTATAATCATTTGTTATCACAAGTATCATCAACTGGTAATACATTCAATTCACAAGAAAAGACTTTGGTGGATGATTACATCCAACCATATTTGATTCAACAAGCATACTTCAGGGCTATGCCTGCAATAATGTACAGATCGATGAACAGGTCAATTGTCCAAGGGACTATGGAATCTGCAGAACCAGTATCTGTGGAAACATTTAAGTACCTTAGAAATATTCAGAAACAAACTGCAGACTTTTATATGACTCGTTTACAAGATTATCTATTAATCGGTAAAGGTGCAAACGTATTCCCTGATTATGTAACTCAATCTACAAGAGACGGTATGATTCCTGATAGAAGTCAGAAATATCAAAATGGTATTGCTTTAACTCATACTTCTCGTAAAGGTTATAGTATGAAAGATGTTAATAAAGGATTCAATAAATATTCTGAATTAATGAATGAAAACCCTCCATGTGCCGATTGTTACTAAAATGTGTCATGATTGTTCTTGATTAATTAAAAAAAGTTTCTTATATTTTAATATGAGAAACAAACAAATAGAACCAAAGTATAATAGGTTGACTTTGGTGGAAGAATTAGAACCTATAAGATATGTAAAATCAACACAAAGAATATTTTTGTGTGAATGTGAATGTGGAAATAAGAAGGTTGTAATGTTACAACATCTTAAATCAGGGAAAATTAAAAGTTGTGGATGTTATAATGTTGAAGTTGCATCAAAAAGATTTAGTGACTTAAACACAGAACATAATAATTATTATCATCCATTATGGTCAATATACTATAATATGAAACGTAGATGTTACCAAACACATAGAAAAGATTATCCACTATATGGTGGACGAGGAATAAAGGTTGAAGATGTTTGGTTAGGTGATGAAGGATTTAATAATTTTGTAAAAGATATGGGTTTAAAACCTAATAAATTTTATAGTATAGATAGGATAGATGTGAATAAAAATTATGGACCTGATAACTGTAAATGGTCAACACCAAAGGAACAGGCAAATAATAGAAGAAACAAAATATGAACACAGAATTAATTTTAATCGTATCAAATATATTAACAGGAATCGCAGCATGGTTTGTTGGTAAAAAAAAGACCGATGCGGAGACTGACAATCAAGTACTTAAAAATCTTGAATTGTCAATTGGGATATATGTAAAAATTATTGAGGATTTAAAATCTGAAATACATGAATTAAACATAAAAGTTCAAGACCTTGAAAAGAAGGTGGAAGACTTAATGAACGAAAATCGCAAGTTGAAGAAATATAATGGACTTTAATTTGTATATTTGTGATATGAGAAAAGATTTAAAAGAAAGAATAGGAATTAAAAATCCTGCCTATAAACATGGATTAAGTCATACAAAATTATATAGTGTATGGCGTGAAATGAAATATAGATGTTCAAATCCTAATAATAAAAAATATCCATATTATGGTGGACGAGGAATATATGTTTGTGATAAATGGATGTTACCTAATGGTCAGGGATTTTTAAATTTTATAAATGATATGGGACCAAGACCTGAAAAATATTCAATAGAAAGAATTGATAATAATGGACCATATTCACCTGAAAATTGTAAATGGGCATCAATTGAAGAACAAAGTAAAAATAAAAGAAATTCTAAAAACTATATGACTATTGAAGAAAAAAAAGAATCACAAAGAAAATATGGTAGGGAATATTATTATAAAAGAAAACTAAAAAATTACAAAGGATTATAATATGGCGACACCATCAGAATTTATATCGGTATTACACCAAGCAAAGACTCAAGGTCA